ACCAGTTGTAGTACCAACAGCCAAGCCAGTTAGCTTGTTGTTGTTCATTTGAATATTGCCAGTAACCGTTGTTTGACCGTCTGCCGCAATGGAGTTAGTCAAAGCGGTAGCAATATCCGTAAGGGTGTTATTAGCCCATGTAGAACTAATCGTTGTATTGGTTACAACTGGGTTTCCAGCGGGTAGGGAGTAAGTACCCGATCCATTTCTACTCATTTGATTGTCCTCTTATAGCGTTTACTGCATTAACACCACCCTGTGTAAATAATAATTTAGCTAGGTTTGATTGTTCAGTTGGTACTTGTGCTTCTAATGGTCGTTTTCCAGCCAGTTTCATTAAAGCGGCCGCTTTTCTAGGGTCAAGCAATGCTTCAGCCATTTCACTTGTTAATTGTTTATTAGCACCGCCATAAGCCACATCTTTAACCCTTGCCGCAATATTTCCTGCGGTTTCAGCCATACCACGCCTTCTAAGCAAATTGGGCAAATTAACTTCTTGCAACATATTGTTATAAGCTAGGTTTTGCATAGTATTAGAACCAACACCACGACCTGCATTGTTGGCAAAATCAGTACGCATTAAATCTTCTTTAAGGTTTTCTAACCGTTTAACTTGTTGCGTAGAAAGATGACCTTCTTTTTTAACTTTTTCTAATTCTCTAGAAAAATTACCCAAATAAACAGAATAATCTTTAGGACTTAAAGACTTTTCAGCTAGTTTTGCAATAGATTCTAATTGTTCTACAGGCTTAGATAAACGAGAATAATTAATACGGGCTGTTCTATATTCAGGGCTTACATCTTCCATAAAATTTAAAAGCCTAGATTTTGCTGTTTGTAGACTGTTTAATTCAGCACTAGCAGAGCCACCATTTTTTTCAGCCAATGCTTTAATTCTAGCAATTTGGTCATCTAAAGCCATTTTGGTTTCATGCAATCCACGCATTGATCCTTCAGGATTATTTATTTCAATACCCCTGTTAGCCGCATTTTCCTTAGCTTGATCCATTGCTTTTTTAATTGCTGGTGTTTTAATTAGACCAGTAATTTCATCAGTCATTTCAGGGGAAAGTTTGCCTAAATTTAATGGTTTTAAAGCATCAGAATATAAATCTTCGGCTACACGATTACGCAAATCTTGATATTTAGCAAGTCTTGTTGGTGATGCAATGTTCTGCAATGCTTCCGTTCTAGCAACATCGTTAAGTGCTTTTCTTTCAGCAAATGCGTTGGTGGTTATAGGGTTTCCACCTACTGCTCTTTGAACTGCCGCCAAACTAGGAACGCCAGCAACCTCTCCTACTGTGGGCTGAACACCTGCAACTAATTGTTGTGGGTTTCTAAGATTGGCAATGGCTTTTTCAGCATCATTACCTGAAAATTGGCGTAAAGCACGACCAATAATAAGATTTCGACCAGCTTCATTAAACGGCTCTAAGGCGGCTTTACTTGCACCGTAAGCAGTATTGGCAATCTTTCCTAATATTGGCGTAGGAGCACCAATAACTGCTCCTGTGCCAGCATTAAACATTTGTTGTCTTAGCAGGTCTAAATCTTTTTTGCCAGTTTCTTCAGGAGTTAAAACGCCTTGCACCGCACCAATTCCAGCGGCTTGTGCATAAGGATTTAATTTAGCAAGACTAGGTATTACACCAATACCTTTAGATACAGCCATTGCAGGGGCAACAGCACCAGCTACACGACCAGTACCGTACCAAACAGGGTTTTCGTCAGAATAAACTTGGGCTTCTTCACCCAATCTTTTAGCAAGATCGCTAGTTCCCAAACGACCACCAGTTAAAATTTGAGCACCAGCTACAGCAGGATCAATAATAGATTTTGTAGCACCAGCCATTGCAGATTCTAGTGGGCGTGGTTGTTCTAAAACATTGGTACGATTAATGCCCTGCGGTCTACCAACAGCCGCACCACCGCCAGTTACCCCAAATTGGGTATTTAAAGGCGTACCATCAGCAGAAGTAACTTCAACCGATGCTTTAGGTTGTTTAGATAATTGATAAGCCTGTACTACCGTATCAAATTCAGGCGTACCTTTTTTATCCGCATTTTGAACAATCCAAGAAGCGTATTTTTCAGAAGGATTTAATTGTTCTTCAGCCATTATTTTTTGCCTGAAATAATTGCGTCTGCTTGATTAATAATATTAGATTGCGGAATGTTTAATTGTTGACCAATATTAGGTGCTGTTTTTGGTGCTTTTGGTGGTGTAGTTTGTAAATTTAAACCCTCATAAGGGTCATAAATAACACTTTCAGGTGCAATTCTATTTTTAACAGCAATGTTTTCAAAAAACTTCTTTTGACCTTCAAATTGTTGTTTTTGACTTCCAACCAAATCACCAGCGGCTTGAGTAAATTGAGTTCTTTGTGATGGAGTAAGTCTTTGACCACTCATTACTTTGTTGTACTGTGCTCTTACAGTATCAGGAACGCCCCTTGCATTTTCAGCAGAAGCATATTCGCCTTCACGCACAGTAGAGCTAGGGTCAAGAATCTTCATAAAGCCAAATATTTTAGACATATCACCAGCGGCAGTATCAGGAGCAGTTTCAATCTTGCGATACGCTTGACTAATTTGTATATGCGGATTTATTTGACCTAAAAATGAAGTACGCAATGGTGCTTCAGCAGGATTAACTTTTTCTTCACCTGTAAGCGGAGCAGAATAAACCACTTTACCGCTAGAAGTTACTAGATTACCTTTAACAGCATGAAGTTTCTCGCCACCTGAAGCAACTTCCTTAACAGAACCATCAGGCAATGTAATAAAGCGTTTTTGACCTTCAGAAAGGGTAAGTTCTTCAGGCATCATTTTCTTCATGCCAATTTCTTGCAATTTAGGATTGTAGGCTTGTGCCGCAAAACTATAGGCTTCCATTGGATTCTTAGGAAGTAATTGATTAAATTGGTTAAGTTCGTCTGTGTATTGTGATTTAAGTGCTTTTGATAATTGAAGTGCTTTTTCATCACCTTTGCTGGCAAGATAAGAACCAGCTAATGTATTTGCTATAGGGGCTAATTGAGCCGCCCAAGATGGGGCAACAAAGCGACCACTAACCATTTGACCTTGTGGTTGTGCATTGTTCTGCATAAGCATTTCTGCCATGCGTTGCTGACGGTTTATATCTTGTTGTTGCTGATAGATTTCAGGCGGCAAAGTGCCAAGATTAGCAAATGAATTTGTTTGGTCAGCCATAATTACACTCCATACTGCATCATATTGGCAGTTTCGTCAGGTGTCATATTGCTGTATTTGTCAGCACCAGCACCGTATGTAGGATCACTTACTACTTTTCCAAAATAATTGGTAGTTTGACCTAAAGCTGGCGTTCCTTGACCTTGACGCAATGCCATAGCCAAAGCCATATTATTACCGCCACCGCCTGAACCATAGTTTTGATATTGACCTAACTGGTTACCCTGACCTAACTGTGAATTCATAAACTGCTGTTGAGCGTTAGCGTTTTGAAATACAGGGCTTAAACCTTGTGGGTCTTGACCTTGCATATTAGGGGCATTAACGATATATGGGTTCATAGCAATCCGTAATCTACGACTTTGTAGCCGTCATCTAAGGTTTTAACTGCATAAGGATAAACTTGCTCTACTTCTTGAGCCATGTAGCCGTAATGAACTCCATGTCCAGCTAATTCGTGGTCTTTAAACTCATTCTTATATTCGTATCTGTAAACAGTCAAGCCGTTTTGAGCAATACCGACAGGTTCAAAATTTTCTTTAGTGCGAATATCAGACATAAAAGCTAAGGTTGCACCTGTACCAGCAAGGTTCATTAGTCCACCAGTAAGGCTTGCATTAGAAGCAGAAGCGGCATTATTGGCGGCTGTATTGTAATTACCTTGTGCAGTTGCCGCACCCAAAAGATCAGGGCCAGCGGTTGTAGCTTGTTGCGGTGCATTAATAAATGTAGGGTTTTGCACTTGAGCACCAGTACGCAATGCACTTAAAGTATTAAGCGGCATATTGTATTGGGTCATTTGTTGATTAAATGCGTTTTGATTTGCGGCTAAACCAGTATTAAAACCTTGAGTTGTATTGGCGGCTAATAGATCATTTTCTTTCTGACCTTGGGCTACCATTGCTCGTCTATATGCTTCAGAACCTACGGGTATACCCGAATTTGCAAGTTGAGTGCTTAATTGTTCACGACTTTGTTGAATTTGCGGTTGTAAGCGTTGCATAGCCGCATCTTGGTAAGTCTGCCCAGCATTAATACCTATTGATGGTAGATTGGGGTTAAATGGTTGCCCCATTGTGTTTTGGACATTACCCAATGACGCATTGATGGTTTTTCCAAGACCTAAACTAGCATTGTTTTGGTTGTTTAGAAGCTGTTGTCCAACATCAGAAAGATTGGTTGTAGCTGTCCAAGTAGGATTACCGTAAGGATCAGCACCATTAATTGTGTAATTAAGCGTTCCATAAGGGGTTACCTGATTTACACGGTTTGCCGCAGTAGCGGCTCTAGCCGCATCAAGATTACCTGCCGCAGTAGCATTAGCCGCACCTGTATAGTCGGGTGCTGGTGGTGGTGATGGTGGGTCACTAAAAATACCGCCCATATATTACGCTCCTTTTACTTTCCTTAGCGGAGCATCAATGTCTAACCATTTACATTGCTCTTTCCGCATTGTCAAAATTGCCAAATCCCCATCTCTGTGGGCATCTTCAATCAAAACTCTGTCAACAAAGCCAAGTTTTCGGCATAGACGCAAGGACTTTACATTGTTCCCTGCAATTGTTACAAGTATAACCTTAACTTTCAATATGTTAAAGCAATAATCAAAGGTTGCCCACAATAAATCTTTACTTAACCATAGCGGATCAATGCTGGCGGTGTGCATTGTGACAGAATTGGGGGTAAAGTCGCAAAATCCGACTACCGCTACAATTTCCTCATCCATTTCTTGACCAATACAGGTCATATTTTCAGGAAATTTGTATTCTGAACACTCATCTAACCACTTTTTCAGATATACCTGATTTTCAGTAGTTACCCTACGCATTACAATACGCCACCACGCTCCATTACATAATCGGTTGATGCCCAATGGAATTCAATACCTTGTGATGCCACATTCATATTGACTGATCCTGAGAATCCAATACCATTGACCCCTTGCCAAAACTTAGTAACGGTCAAACCACCGCCCCAGTTGGCTTGATCCCACTTAGAAGTGTCCCAAATACCCGTATTGGTAATGGATGGATTAAAAGCTATCTGATTGGTTAATGGTTGGGTATCAAAATCGGTGCTAATACCGCATAAAACAGTCGGTAAGCCGTTATCTGTTTGTAAAATAGGGCGTACTAGCGTAAAGCGTTTATTCTGCCCTCTGCTGTCAAAATAGCTGTAGGCTTGCTGTGCAGTTGCAACAATGTTAGCACCAGCGTCAGATGTTTGGGCGTAAAAATTTCCTACAAATCCGTTAGAACCAAAATAAATCTTATTGTCGGCTGAAACTTCCCAGCAAATAGCGTTTACCCCAGTAAATCTAGCCCATGATTTAGTAATGGTGTGCATTACATATTGCTCTATTCCAGTAGGCACAGGAATATTCAAAATAAGCATATTTTCAGAAGCAAAATAGTTAATTTGCCAACCAAATTGTGCAAAATAATTAGTACAAGCAATACTTATTGGGTAATAAATCTTGTCGGTAAGGTTAATTCTAGGGTCTAATCGGCTAGATTGTAGGGCAGAAGCAAGTGGTACTAAACCATCTTGTGTAAGTAAAAGAAGGTCGCCAGCCCATTTAAAAAAGCAT